TCCATAAATCCCTTGAATTTTTAGTTTCTTTCAGTTATCTTGATACTACCTTATATTTTTTACTCACAAAATTCAAGAGGATACTTTATGAAATTAAAATTAAGAAAAATGAAGAAATTAAAATTAAAAAGAAGATATACAAGGAATAAATTTAACTTTTTAAAATCTAGACTTGCACAATATATTACAATAGGTCTTAGTTTAGATGATGCTTGTAAATTAGCAGATGTTAGTAACACTACTTTAGGTCTTTTAAGAACTGATCCTGAATTTGAAGAATTTGTCCAGAAGAGTATGGTTGCCTCAGAATATGAACATTTACAATCTATTCATTCTGCTGCTCAATTTGGACAATGGCAAGCTTCAGCGTGGTATTTAGAAAGAACAAGACCAGAGAAATATGGAAGAAGAGATATTGTTAGACATGAATACCAAATAAAGTTTCAAACACTACAAAAAGTATTTATAGAAGTTCTTGATGAAGTAGATCCATATTTAAAAATAAAATTATTGAAAAGATTGAAGTCTTATGACTTTGATGGAAGTCAATTGTTGGGAAATAAAAGTTCTACTCCTTTACTTATTGAAACTTCAAATGAAAATGGTGATTAGTTTATGGCATATAATAGTTCAGTAGATTTAAATATAAAAGATTTTATCCAAAAAGAATTAAATGATGTTTGTGGTAAAATAGATGTAGATCCCCGAATACTCCTACCTAAAAGATCTGAAAAATTCGTTCAAAAAGTTTTAAAAGATAAAAAAGGTGATTTAGTTACTAATGAAGCAGTTCATAATATAATGCATCGTTTTAGAAGAAAAGCACATAAAAAAGGATTTAGAAGAATATTGATTCTTGGCGCATTTGGGTTAGGAAAAACAGAACAGATGTGTGTAGGATTTTCTTTATATCTTTTGGCAAAAAATCCAGAATCTTTGATAAAAATAGTTCATGTTTCTGAAGAGGAAGCAATAAATAGAGTAAGAGCTATTAGAGATTATATTTCTAGAGATACAGATTTTAAAGAAATGTGTCCTCATATTTCTCCTACTATTATTTGGGGTTCTAAAAAGTTAATTATTACAAGAAAAGGATTTTCTAAAGATCCATCTATCCAAGCATTTTCAATTCTTTCTGGTGCTTTGGGTGGTAGAGCTACTTGTATTATATTTGATGATCCTCAAGATTTAAAAACTGCCGTTTTAGAACCAACAACTAGAGAAACAATTGAAACAACATTTAAAAATGTTTGGTTATCTCGTATGGTTACAGATGATGATGCAGAAGTTATTGTTATGATGAATAAATGGCACGAATCCGATATTTCTGCATATATAATGAATAATCCTCAATGGGCATGGATGCAAATTGGTATTAATGAAGATAAAGAATCATTATTTTACAAAGATTCTTTTGGTCTTGAAAGAAATCTTCCTTTATGGTCTAAATTTGGAAAACAAGAAATTATTAATAGACATAGGGAGATTGGAGATAGAGATTTTAATAGGGGTTATCGTTTAATTCCCTATAGTGACAAAGATAAAACATTCCCAAATTTTGAAAATTGTTGTCATTATGGTATAAAACCAAAATCAGTTATTGCTGATTCAAGAGATTGGGTTTTTGTTGGTGGGATTGATTTTGCTGGAATAAAAAGAATGGGCACTATTCTTACGATTTGTGGACTTAATAAAAATACTGGTAAAAAGGTTCCTATTGAAATTTATGCTTTTACTGGTACTTCTGGTTTAATTGAAGTTATTGTTGAAACTTGGAAAATCTATGGTGTTGAAGTTTATAATGCTGAAAATAATGCTGTACAGTCAACTATTATTGATATGTTGACTACTGAATTAGGAGAAGGGAAACTACAAAAATATGGAATAAAAGTTGAAGGTGTTACTACTGGTAAAAGTAAGGCAGATCCTATTACTGGATTACCTTCTATACAGAAAGAATTTGAAAACAATGAGTGGATGTTTTGTTTTGAAAGACAATTTAGTATTGATGATGATAAGGAAAAGAATTTGTGGTATAGATTACACCAAGAATTTAAACATCATCCATTCCATCCAACAAGTGATATTGTAATGGCTCTTTATTTTTGTAGGCAAGCAATGGTTCAATTTATGCGGGGTAGTGGTGGACCTAATATTTATTAATTTTGCCAAAACCAATTTTAATTAGTTTTAAAGTTGAAGGCAATCAGGAGAAAATAATGCGTATTGGACCTATTGAAATCAACTGGAAAAGTAAAAAAAGTTATGCTCAATTAGCAACAATGATAGCAAGAGAAAAAGGTACAATTGCTGGTGATTCTAAAACAAATCCAATTACACAATTATCAGAATATAGTAGTTGGGTTTCTACTTGTGTTTCTTTAATAAAAGATCGTGTTGCAGCTATTCCATTTAAGTTTTATAGAACTGATACAAATGAAGAAATTTCAATTGAATCTCCTGCCTATAAAGTATTTTCTAAACCATTTACTAATCCCAATCCACTTATGTCTTTTAGATTTATTAAATCTTTTTGTCAAATACAACTTGAATTATGTGGAATGTCAGCAATTTATAAAGCTAAAAATCAATTAGGACAAGTTTGGGAATTATGGCCTTTAAATATGAATTATTTTATGGGAGCTTATGATAGAAGTGGAAGACCTATAGAATTTTCTAATGAAATTCTTCCAGCAGATGTTTATTATGTATTTAATATCAATGGAAGTGAATTTGTATTTCATATTAATGATTTAATTTTATTAATGTATCCACATCCAAAAAATATGTGGATTGGAGCTTCTACAATTCAACAACAAGCATATGCTTTAGATATTCAAAGATATGTAGAAATTTACGAAAGAGATTTTTTTGCTAATTCTGCTCGTATTGATATGGTTTTAACTACTGAAGCCGCTATTGATACTCCAAAAGCTAAAGAACTTAAAGAAAGATGGCTTGATGTATATGGACCTAATAGAAGAAGTTTTTTTGATGTTGCTGTTATGGATTCTGGTTTAAAACCTGTTCCAATGGAATATGCAAATAAAGATTTTGAATTTTTGCATTTATCCAATTGGACAAAGGAAATGGTTTTTGCTGCCTTTAGAGTTCCACTTGCTAAAGTTGGCCTTGGAGGATCTGATAATAGACAAAATGCTGTTTATGTAGATATAAATTTTAATAGAGAATGTATTGAACCACGTTTGAACATTTGGGATGATGAATTAACTTCTGGAATACTTCAACAATTTGATTCTAAATTAATTATAAAACATGATAATCCTATTCCAAGAGATAGACAAATAGAAGTTCAAGAAGGAAGAATTTATTTGTCTGGTTTTCCAACTTTAACACCAAATGAATTTAGAAAGAAAACACATAAACTTCCACCATTACCTTTAGGAGATAAACTATATGTTCCCTCTAACTTTATTCCCCTTGATAAATTGGAAAAATATATTGATGCTCAAATTACTGCTCGTAATTCTCCTAAAGATCCTAATGATACTGATCCTAGCAGACATGATGGGGATACTCCGCATGTAAATCCTGATGGTACAGATGATAGAGATGATTTACCTACTGATGGAAGATCTTTCTTTCCAATTTCAAGAGATTTATTTGCTGAATTTTATTTTAGAAATGTTTGGATAGATTCTATAAAGAGTTTAATTACTATAAAAAGTAAAAAAGAAACTTTTGATACATTATTTAAATTTTTATGTGTTTCTACAGTTAATTCCTATTTTGGATTTTATAAAAGTAATAAAAATCTAATAAGTAAAATAGAAAATATTTTAATAGCTTCTGTTCCTAGTTCTTGGATAAGTGACTTTTCTTTAAAACTTTCTGGAGAGTTTTATACTACTCTTTCTGTGTTTTCTGAAGATAAATGGATGGAACAGTTTGATGTAAACCCAAGACTTGCAAAAATTTGCAATACTGGTGTACATTCCTGTATAAACTATTCTAAGTTTCTTATATTGGATACTTTAGGACAAAAAAGAAAATGGGTTGTACATAGTAATGAGTGTGGGCATAGGGGAAGAATAAAAGATTTCATTACAGAAGATAAGTTTAATTTGGGAAGTTCTATTTGTAAATTTCCAGGTGAAAATTTTAATCTTTCGTGTGATTGTGTTATTGATGTTTATGAGGAAGTTGGGTGATGAAGAATATTAAAACTACCCAAGTTTATACTTATGGATGTGAACCAAAATTAATAGATAATATTGATTTTATGAATAGTTTTTTGGAAGATTTAGTTGATATTATTGATATGAATAAAATTCCACCAGAATTAATAAAAGGAGAAAATCCGAAGTCATTTTATTTTGATGCTGCTGTTTTAAACTTACCTGATGAAGATGCTGGTATAACTGGTGTGATTACTTTGTTTGAAAGTCATTGTGCTTTTCATTCTTGGACAAAGTATAAATTTTGTTGTATAGTTATTTGTAGTTGTAAGGATTATAGTTCTGATTTAGTGGCTTATTTTTGTAAGGATAGATTTAAAGCTGAGAATGTTAATTATAAAACAATTGTAATGTAAGGGAGAAATTCGATGGCTTATGAAATTAAGCAAAATGGATTATTGGTAAAAACAAAGGATGGAACCCCTATTTTGGGAAATGATTTTAATGTAGAAATTAAAGAACTAGACGAGAGTACAAGGAGTTTTTGGGCTACAGCATCTACAGAATCAGAAGATAGAGATAAAGATATTATTAGAGTGTCTGGATGGGTATTAGGAAATTATCGTAAGAATCCAGTTGGTCTTTGGTGTCATAATTATTTCGATCATCCTCATTTTAAAACCGATAAAATCAAAAGAGATCATAAAAATAAGAAACTTGTATTTAAACCTATTTTTGATACCCATGATGCAGCACAATTAACATGGAATCAATTTAAAAATGGATTTTTAACTTCATTTTCTGTTGGTTTTAAACCTGAAGAATTTGCTTATCGTGATGAGAATCAAAGATGGTCTGGTGGTAGAGAATTTACTAAACAAGAATTGTTAGAAATCTCTGCTGTTCCTGTTCCTGCACATCCTGATGCAAGAATTGGTTTAGATGCATTTGGAGTAGAAGAAAATACTTTATTGAAGCTTGGATTTTTAGATAAAAGTAATTTTAATGAGGAAACTGGATTTTATTGGGTTCCTATTATTTCTGATTTAGAGGCTTATAAAGAACCAAAAACTCTAAAACTTAATGATGGAATAACTGTAGTTTCTGCTACTCCTATTTTTGAAAAACAAGAAAATGTTATTAGTGTTCCTATTGGATATTATTTTAATAAGGATGTATTTTCTCATGTTTCTGATATAAATGTATGGTTATATGATAATAATATTAATAGTATAAGTTCTAAATATTACTTTTTAGATTTTGTTGATGATAATATTAAACTTATTTTGGAAACGGAACAAAAAGATATAGAAGTTAAAGGTATAGAAATTAATGAAGAAGATGTAACAGATTTAGATTTTGATATTGTTAATGAAGATAAAAAACCTAAACCTAAACCTACTTCTGAGGATGAAGAAGACCCTGATGAGGAAGACCCTGATGATGAGGGAGAAGATACTGAAGAGGATGGTTGTGGTCCTAAAAAACCAAAGAAGGATTTAGAAAAAGAAGAAACTATTGAAGAGAATGTGGATGTTGGTAGTAGAGCAAAATATATTAAAGTTTCTATTTTGGATAAAGATGATAATATTATAACTGATAAAATTGTTACTATTTCTGGAGATGTACTTACTATAAAGTTTGATGAAAAAGTTGACACAAGTTTATTAGAAATGATAAACTCTTTACAGTTGAAAGTTAAGGAATTGGAAGAAGAAATAAAAGTTATAAAAGAGGAAATGGAATTGAGTTTAATTGAGGATGTAACTTCTGGTGAAGAAAATATGATTGAACTAGAAGAAATTTCTTTAGAGTTCCCCCCTGTTACTCGAAAGGAAATTTTTGATAGTGAAGATTATTTTGATCTTGAACCGGAAGAAGTCAAAACTATATTAGTAGAACAAGAGTTTTTACAAGAAGTTTCTAAGCAATTTGAAAATGTTTTTAAGTTGGTATTGAAAGAATCTAGTGGTAGTTTAGACTAATTTATTTTTTTAGGAGGTTTTTTATTATGAAGCTTACCAAGGAAGATCTAATTGCTTTGTTGCAAGAGCAAGTTAAGAGTGTTGTTAGTTCTGATGATTTCAGTGGTCGCATGAAAGATGTTGTGAAAGAAATGATTACTGAAATGCAGAACAACATTGATAAACCTTTTTCTGGTGGTCAAGCTAATCATCTTATTCAATCTATGCCTTTTGTGAAAATTGATGGTGATTATTTGACTACAAATAAAGGTTCTGTAATTAACCTCAAAAGTAGAAATGCACCGTGGAAATTTCTTTCAAAAGATCTTACTGATTGGGTTGTGGATTTTTCCAAGTATTTGAAAACTGGAAGTGTAAGTAAATTACTTTCTGAGTCTGTTGATACTGCTGGTGGTTATTTGGTTCCTGAAGAATTTCGTGCATTGATGATTATGTATGAAAGTGAACCAACTGCAATTTGGCAACGTGCAACTGTTTGGCCTATGAATGGTGAAAAGATTTCTTTTCCCAAATTGGCACAAGTTCCTGATGTAAATGATGCTAATTTCGATCATTTTGCAGGAGTTAGTTTTGCTTGGACTGAAGAGGGTGGAGAAAAAGCTGAGACTGAGCCTGAATTTGGTTTGGTTGAAATGATTGTCCATGAATTAGCAGGTTATACGGAAATTACTAATACTTTGTTAGATGATTCAGTTATTAATTTAATGAATTATCTTACTCGTATTTTCCGTGCTGCTTGGTTCTGGTACACTGATCGTATTTTTATTCAAGGTACTGGTGGAAAACAACCTTTGGGTATTATTAATGATCCTGGGGTTATTACACAAACAAGACAAACTGCTAGTACCGTTGAACTTCAAGATGTGCTTGATATGGATGCTGCTTTACCTGCTGTCTTTGATCCTAATGCAGTTTGGTTTTATTCTAAAAAGGTTAGAGCGGCTTTGCGTGGTCAACCTACTACTGTTGGTGGTAAAGAATTGGTTTTGCAGGAAACCTATAAAGATTTAGCAGAAGGTTATTCGGCTAGTATATTGGGCCGTCCTGCTATTCTTATAGATGGTAAAATTCCTACAATTGGTTCTACTGGTGATTTAATTCTGGCTGATTGGCGTTGGTATTATATTGGTTTTCGTACTGATTTTAGTATGGATAGTTCTCGACATTATAAGTTTAGGAATAACAGAACTGCTCTCCGTTGTAGTGGTCGTGTTGACGGACAAGCAGCAATAAGTCAAGCATTTGTTGTTTTGTCGAGTGCTACGAGCTAATAACAATTAGTTTTTTAATAGGAGGTTTAATATGTTTGATGTTCCTAGCAACAACAAAATTTGTTACCTTCGGGCACATACTACACAAACTCAGGGTACTGCGAATCAATTAGAACTTGATTTGCAAGAGGTAAACGATCAGGGACTTAATGAAAGATCCACCGATTTGCTTATAATTGTAGAGGTTAGTGATGCAAATGGTGGTACTCTTTCATTAATTGCTCAGGATTCTCAAGATGGTACTACTTGGGATGCTGATTTTGCTACTACAGAAGATGTTGATGCAGATGGACTTGCCTTTTTTGTTATTAAAGGAATTAGGCAGTATTTCCGTTTGCGAACTACTGTAGCAACTGCAACAATGACTTGGGGTGCAGTTGGTATTGGTCTTAATGCACAACGAAGACCAGTAAAACAAACTGATGGTACAGAATTAACCGTTACTTATGCTGCTGACCGTAAAGGTTAATTTGAATTAGTTATTAATTTAATTAAACCTTAGAAAAGGGGAAGGGGGGTATTGAAACCTTCCTTCCCCTTTATTTTTTTGGAGATAATAACTATGAAAACTTTAAAATTAATTATTCTATTTTTAATTTTATCATTTTCTTTAAATGCTTTTGCAGAAACAAAAGTATTTTTTACTAATAAACCTAATTCAATTCTTGGTTGGGATTATACTACTGTTGAACCAGATCTTTCTGGTTTTAAATTATATTATAAAGTTACTGGTTCAACAACTGCTCCAAATATAGTTGATATACCTGGAAAAGATCTTCGTAGTTATACTTGGGTAAATACTCCAATTGGTTCTTATGATTTATATTTAACTGCATATGATTTATATGGTAATGAATCTGATCCTTCTGAAACAATTGTTCACAAAAAGAGAATAGCAAAACCTGGAATAGTAACAAAAGTTACAGTTACTAATCCTAATTTTACAATGATTATACCTTAGTTTTTTTGGAGTTTTTTTGTGATTGAATGGGAAGAATTGCCTATTGGAAAAATAATTAGAGGTTATAGTGTTGACAATTCAAAAATGTATATGAAAGTTGTAATAGAACTTCCTTTTGATATTATTCCTGATGGTTGGGTGGATGAACAATGGAATAAAAGTGGTTTATTAAAAACAGAAGTATTTATTTTAAAAAAAAGGAAATTAAATTATAATTTAAAAGATTATGGGAAATTATTTATTAGACTTGGTAAATGGTTTTTTCTTCAAGGAAAATTATTAAAAATTTAAGGTGAATTATTATGGGTGCATTATTAGGAACAATAGTTTTTTCTGGGACTATTCCTTCTTCTGGTGTTAAGATGGCTATTGGAGATTATGATGGAGATGGAACTGATGATCTCGCTATATGGGTAAATGATTCTCCGTATAAGTTCTACATTAAAAAGTCTTCTGGTGATGGTAGTACAGAGATTACTGAATATGGTACTCTTAATGATATTCCTGTTCCTGGTGATTATGATGGAGATGGTAAAACTGATTTAGCTGTTTTTAGGTCTGGTGCTAGTGCTGCTTGGTATTGGATTAGATCAAGTGATAGTGTTGGTGATGGTATGGCTTGGGGAAATACTACGTCACCTTATCTTGATGTTCCAGTTCAAGGAAAATGGTTAGGAAATGATTATGATGATGTTGCTGTATGGCGTGATTCAGATGGGAATAATTGGATTGCTCCATCTACTACTATTGCATATGGTACATCTGGTGATTTGTCTTGTTCTGCTGATTATGATGGCGATGGGCTTATGGAAGCGTCTGTTTTCCGTCCTTCCAATAAGTATTGGTATATAACTGGTGGTGATGCTAATTTATGGAGTGGTTATACTTCTGGTGATGTTCCTATTACAGTTGATTTTGATGGTGATGGAAAAGCTGATATGTCTTTTTGGCGTGAAAGTAATAAAACTTTATATGTTAAACCTTCTCTTGTTACTTCTTATGCTACAACTATTGAAATTGTTCTTAGTGATTTTACAACCGGAGATTTAATTTGTACTGGTAAATTTAGGGGGGATGGAAGAGATTATATTGCTTATTATCGCCCTTCTAATAAAACACTTTATTATTTTAGTGCTAGTCCTAGAACCACTATTAGAAATTATAGATCTAAATTATCAATTTAATGGAGTAAACAATGGCAAGAATATTGAAAACAAATACTGCTGTTAGAATTGTAGTTGGTCCATTAGTTGATTTAACAGATGGTACAACTTTAGAAACTGAATTAACTGTTACTGGATTAACAGTTAATTTAATTTCTGAAGCTAATGATGGTGGGGCACCTACAAAAAGAATTGATGCTGTTTCACCAACTGCTTCTAGTGGTAATAATGATATGGTTGCAATACAAGGTGGATATTATGATCTTGAGATTACAGCTACACAAGTTAATTTTGTGGGAAGGGCAAAATTTGGAATTTATGATGTAGATGCAATAGCACCATATTTTGAAGAGTGGATTGTACTTGCTGCTAATGTTTATGATGCCTTGATGGGTACTGATAAATTACAAGTTCATGCTGATGAAATAACTAATGGATTAATTACTGCTGCTGCAATTGCAGATGGGGCAATTGATAATGCTACTCTTGCTGCTGATATTGGTTCTACTGATTATGCTACTAATATAATTGCTTTAGCAGTTAGAAAAGTATTAGATGAATTGAATTTAGATCATTTAATGAAAGTTGCAGTTGGTAATGAAGCTAATCTTACTACTGAAGTTGCAGATAATACGGTTTTATCTCTTATAATGACGCAAGATGGTGATACAAGTGTATATTTTCCAAGTGGATGTTCATTAGTTGGAATATCTATAATGAATAGTCTAATTTCTACCAATCTTGGTGGTGTAGATGGAGATGATGGTGCTGGTTTAACTGCAATTCCTTGGAACGCTGCATGGGATGAGGAAGTTCAAAGTGAAGTTCAGGATGCTATTGAATTAAATAATTTGGATCATCTTATAAAAGTAGCTAAAGATACTGATTGGGCAACTACTATTACTAAAGAATCTATTATTGATTTAATGACAAGCAAAGATACTTCTCAAACATTTAGTAGAAGCACAGAAGCACTTGAAGCAATTAGAGATCGTGGGGATCTTTCATGGCTGACAGGTGCGGGACAAGCGGCTGATACTGTTACTTTCCCTGCAAGTGTAACAAAGGTTGTTGGTGGAACTTTATCTGGAAATCACACTAATCTTACAGCTATAGATGCTTCTTATTGTAGTTTAGTAGAAACCACAACTGGAACATTTCTTGAATTGAACGTGGGATTTGCTGCTCCTGCTGGAAATAGTATAGCTACTCTTAGAGTGTGGGGATATTATGATGGCGGTGGTGGACATTATATAAAAGTTCAAGCTTTAGATCAGGTTGGTGGTAGTATTTATGAAGATGTTGGTACTATTCCTATTGCGGCGAGGGTTCAAGCATATTCATTCAACTTGGCACCAGAACATATTAAGGCTGATGGAACGGTAAATATAAAGTTCTTGCATAATGCATCCACATCGG